GGACACGGTCAGTTCCCACTTGCCCGAGTTCGGGACCGCGACGGATTCGATGGCGTGGAAATACATGTCCAGGCCGGCGTGTTCGGCCTGCCGGAACATTACCGTGGCACCCTGGGCAAGCACCGATTCGAGGTCCATCAGGTCGGCATGGTCATGGCAGACCACGGACAGCGTCCCGGTCCGGGTGCCCATCCGGGACCGGACGATGATCGGGTCGGCGCGGCCGATCACGTCATGGACGGTGGCGCGGGTCTTGCGCCCGGCGCCGTAGTCATAGACGTTCGCGACGCCCACGGAGAGCTGCGGGGAGGCCGGGACGGTGAACCGGGGGCCCTGCCCGTCCAGGGCCGTGGAGGTCTCCGCGGTGCCGTTGTCGGTCGAGGCGCGGTAGCGGACCGGGCCGGAGAGCGCGGGCTCATAGTCCCGGAATGTTTTGGTGCCGGCGAATGGCAGCGCGCCGGCCTCCAGCCGGACCGGGCGGGTGCCGTTCTTATCGGTCCGGGTCAGTGCCACCACGGGGGCGTCCGTGGTGATGGTCAGGTAGGCGGCGCCGAGGATAGAGGACGGGGACGCCTCGATGGTGGTGGTCATGGCGCCAGCGGGCTTCCGCTGCGGGGCACGACGTTGACGGACACGGAACGGCCGGACATTTGGGCAAGTACCCCTTGGAAGTAGGACGGCGAGTATTCGGGCCGCAACGGCACGGTGATCGGGGCCGCGAGGCCCTGGAGCTGCGCTTTGGTTTCTTCGACGTTGTGGGCCTGCACGTAGGTGTCAACGTTTTTGGGGACCAGCCCGTATTGGGTGGCGAGGCGGGCGGCGGCGTCTTTGCCCATCCCGGCGGCGGTCGCGGCCTCGATGAACTTGGCCCGTGCCGCTTCCTGTTTGGCGGTGATATCGGCCGTGGATCCGCCGGCCGCTATTTGGGCGTCCCGGAGACTGTTGGCCGCGGAGGCCATGTCAATCAGGGTCTGTTGGTTGGCTTTGCCCACGGCGGTGTGCAGGTCCAGGCCCTTGCCGTTTTTGGCAATGTCCTCGGCGCCGGAGGCCATGGCGTCGTTGTATTTGATTTCGGCGCCCACGGCGTCCATGGCGTTCCCGGCCGCGTCGTCCAGCGCCCGGGCCTTGTCCTCCAGGGCCTTGACGTTGGCCTCGATAGCGGCCGTGTTGTCCCCGGTGACGCCGGTTTCAATCCGTGCGATTTCGACGGCGTCACCCACGGTGCGGATGTTCTTTTCAGCCTGACCGCGGAGGTCCGAGAGCGCGTCCCGCTGGGTTTTGGCCGCGGATGCTGAGGCGTCCAGGACTTCGGACCCGTCCATGGTCGCGGAGGTCCCGGCCCTGATTTTCTCGGTGAGGTCCTGATAGGCCTGGGCGGTCCCGTCCAGCAGCGCCCGGGAGTCGTCGGCGGTCCCGGCCGCGGCCTTGACGGCGTCGGCAATGTCCACACCGGCGGCTTTGGCGTCTTTCGCGGTTTCCTGGAATTGGGTCGACGCCTCGTTGGTCCACGGGGTGATCCAGTTATCTTCGATCACGGCCCGGCCCCACGCGGAGATGATCCCGCCCAGGTCTACGTCCTCGATTCGGCCGCCGGCGTCCACGATCTGGCCGGCGAGGTCGATGCTCGCCTCTTTAAATTTGTTGGCCTCTTCGGCGCCGGCCTGCATCTGTGATATGGCGATGCCGATGCCGGCCGCGGCGGCGAGCCCGGCAATGGCACCGGCCGGCCCGAACCCGGCAAAGGCGTTGGCCGCGACTTCCTGGAAGGACCCGATGATGGATTCCGCGGACCCGTCAAAGGACGCCGCGGACTCCTTGGCCGTGCTGTTGGCTTCGTCGCCGAATTCCTTGACCCCGGATTCGGCCTCTTTGAATCCGTCCTTTTGGGACTTGCCCACCTTGTCCCCGGAGGCTTTGGCGTCCGCGGCAATGGACTTAAACGCGCTGGACGCTTTGGTGTCCAGGGCCTTGGCCTCGGTGCCGGTGTCCTGGAGCCCGGCGTCCACCTTGCCGAGCGCGGTGACGGCGTCCCGGGAACCGTCTTTAAATCCGTCCCCGAGCTTGTCCCCGGCCCGTTCCGCGTCCCGGGCGCTGGAGGTGGCGAGGTCGTCCAGGGAGTCCGCGACGTCGTCCAGGGCGTCGGCCATGGAGTTGGTGCCTTTGAGGAATCCCGAGACGTCAGCGAGGAACGGGAGATTGAATCCGCCGGCCATTTATTTGGATCCTTTCTCAAAGGCTTCATGGGTTTTTCTGACGACTATTTGGGTCCAGAGCTTCGCCATGCGCGGGGCGAGTTCGGCAAAGGCGGGGTAGGCTACGCGGCCTTTGGCGTTGTAGGCCGGGAGTTGGCGCCGGGTCCGGCGGGTCACCTGATGGGTGCCGCCGTTCCTGGAGTTTTTCCGGGTGTACGTCTTGGTTTTTTCCCGGTCTTTGGTACCGAACTCTTCGGCCCGGTAGAGGTCCACCGGAGCAACACCACCGGAGAGTTTCCGCGTGGAGTTGCCGGCCTTGGCTACGGGCGGGTTTCCGGCCGCTATCCGGGTGCCCGGGACAATGACGGTTTTTGACATGGGGGCGTCTGCTTTGGCGTTGACCAGTTCCCGCCATGCCGGGTTCATGGTGGTCCGGGTGGCGTCGTTGATGTTCTTGCGGAGGTCTTTGTCCATGAGGCGCAAGGCCAGAACTACGGCCTGCAACTCCCGCGAGGACCCAACGGACTCCACCCGGACCACCACGGGGCTAAACCGTGGCCGGGGTGATAACCGGCTTGCCGTTCACGGCCAGGGACGCCGCTGCCGACAGCACGCCGATGCCGCCGCCGAGTTCGGCCGGGGCCGGCATGATCTTGGCGGTAATGACCGCGCCGCCCGTCTCGGTGCCGCGGGGTTTGAACACGGCCGTCATTTCATCTTTGCCGGCGTAGAGCTTCATGTAGAGCGAATCGGCCTTGAAATCCTGGGCGAGATTGAACGTACAGCCCCACTTTTCGGTGGACTCACTCACGGACTTACCCGAAATCGGTTCCCACGTCGCGGTGGTAACACTGGGGGTGAACTTGACATTGTCCACGTCGTCGGAATGGTCGTCCCCGTCGATGGTCAGGGTCGCATTTTTAAGGAACAACGGTTACTCCTAGGTAGTTTTTGGTCGAGGCGGTGAGGGTGATTTCCCATCCGGTGAAGTTCTCATACGGGGCCCGGTCCGCGCCGGTCCAGTCCAGGTCGTTCATGGCCTCCACCAGCCCGAGGACGGTTTCCAGGGCGGTGTCCGCTGCATCTTCCGCGGCCTCGCCCAGGGTTTCCGGGACCAGCACATGCAGGGTCACTTCATGGGACAGGTGCCCGAGGGCGGCTTTGGTGATCTTTGAGCGGTGGACCATGACCACCGGGCGGGCCGTGTTGTCCAGGGCCTTGACGTAGGCCTGGACGTGATAGTCCGCCGGGAGGTTGTCCCGGAGGACGTCGGCAATGTCAGAGCGGAGACTCACCTAAGACCCCCGAACGGGCGTTTGGGCCGGAGCATGGCCCGGATACGGGCGTCCAGCGGATAGACCGCCACACTGAACCCGTCGCCGTTGAAGCTCTCCCCCGGGCTCTGGCGCTGCATGGCCCACACGGCGCGGGCCTGCAGAATCTGCGCCATGACGTAGCGGGCCGGTGGATCACCCGCCGTGCCGTCCTCCAGGGGCGGCACGGCGGGAGCGTAGGCGGCGCACGTCTCATGCGCCACGGCCAGCAGGTTGGCGAGGGTCGCCGGTTCCATCAGGACGGCGTCAGGCCAGTGGTCCTCCACCGTGTCCGGGTCCACCCAGCCAATCAGCGCGGCCATGTTAGACCAGCGTGTCCACGACGGATACCAGGGCGCGGGCGTCCCGAATCCATGCGCCGTTGTAGCCGTACACGCCTTCGTCCGTCGCGGCGTGCGAGACGTCCAGGGCCGAGACACGGATCAGGCCCGGGAGTTCCTGGAGTTCCGCGGCGTCCCGGGAGCCGACAATCACGGCGCCGTTGACCGGAATCGGGCGGAACTGGAAACTGTTGACCTGCCCGGACTCCCACCCAAGGGAGGCATTCAGGAACGCGAGTTTGTCTTTGTCCGTGGTCAGCAGCATCTCCCGGTAGAGGTCCGCGCCGATCAGGGCGTAGTCCGGGGCGTAGTCGGTCCAAATCGACAGCACGCCGTCCACCAGCTTGGACCAGCCCTCAGCGACGCCGGACACCGCGGGGCCGGCGAGGATGTCCGTGGCGCCGTTGACCAGCGTGTTCAGGGCCTTGGCGTCCGTCTTGCGGTCATAGTCCGCCGCGGATTCGCGGAGGTAGCCGGCCCAGAATCCGGCGTCCGGGAAATCATGGTGGATGCGGTCCACCTTGTTACCACCGGCGACGCGGCCGGCGGTAAAGTTGACCTCTTCGATTTCGACGGCGCGGGACGGAATCTCCGCAAAGTTCCCGGCGTAGTCGTCCACAATCGGGGTCTTGCCCGTCTTGAAGCGCCAGCCCTTGACCTTCTGCGAGGTCAGGGAATTGTTAATCATCAGGTCCGTGTAACGGCGGGTGTAGGGCTTCTGGGCGTTGATTTCGCCCACCCACGCCGGCTGGGAGTACACGTCAAAGTTCGTGGCCTTGGACACGGTGGAAAACGCGGCGAGGACGGCGGGGTCCTCCTGGTTCGCCAGGGCGGCGAACAGGGCGCCCGCGGAGTGGTCCGGGGTGGCCGTGGTGTTGGAGTGCTGGGCGACGAGCAGGGGCGGGACGGCGGGCTTGGACATGGGTTCCTTCACGGTGTGAGCGGCGAATACGGGCTTGTCTGCGGGTGGGGCGTTGTCGGCCGGCGGGGCGTCGGTGTTGTCGGCCGGCGGGTTCAGCGCGTCCTGGGCGTTTTTGATTGCGGCGGCGGCGGCGGCGAGGGCGTCGGCCAGTTCGGTGTCAGTGCCGGCGTCCGCGGCGGTCACGAGCTGCGCGGAGGCATACGCGGGCTTGACCACGGCGCCGGCCCCGGTCAGGTCCCCGGCGAGCAGATCGCCATTGCGGATCACGGGGGACCCGAGTTCCACACTGATGCCCTTGCGGAGCCCGGCGCGGGCCTCTTCGCGCCAGTCCCGGCCGGCGGTGGTATCGGCCGGCATGAAGTTGGCATAGACCCCGTCGGCGCGTTCCTCCAGCCGGCGGGCCTTGCCGAGGGGCCGGCGGAATTCATGCTCAAAGTTCGCGTGCACGGTGGACGGGTCGGCCGGCAGCTTGACGATGCCGGGGCCCTTGACGGTCAGCTTGCCCTTGTTGGTCATGCCGGGTTCCCCAAAGGGCAGCAGCTTGAAGTCAAGGCTTCCGTCGTCGTTGGCGGCCAGCAGGTCGCCATACATGCGGATAGGTTCGGTCATGCGGGGGTAGCTCCATTCGTTCCGGGGTCCGCCGTGGCGGTCCCGACGTTGCCGGTGGCGGGGGCGAGGGTGTCAAAGCTGGGGGAGTTGAAAGAGACCGTGACCCCTTCGGGGGTGACGTCGTCCTGGGAGAGCCGGGACTCAATGGCCCGGGTGAACAGCGAGACCGAGAGGGTCAGGAACTCGTTGGCATTCTGGAGCGTGTTCGAATACTGGTCCGTTGTCCCGGAGTTGCCGTCCAGCATGGCCGCGGGAAGGTTGGTGAAGTTTGCCGCGTCCAGCCGGGCCGCGTTGCGGGCCTCGGTCAGCATGGCCGAATCGTCCTTATCCGCGCCCGGGGTGACAATGTCCACGCCCGGGGGAATGAACGCCGTGGCACCGCCCGGGGCCGTGCGGGCCTTGGCCCATTCCTCCAGCGCCTTGTCCACTTCGGCGTCGTCGGCCACCATGTCGTCCGTGACCTTGATACCCACCATGGGGGTCGGGTTCGCGGCCCGGTCCTCGATGGTCTTACCCATGGAGAGGTAGTGCCGGACGGTGGACTGCGCGAAGTCCAGGAACCCCAGTTGCTTGAATGACGGGATGAACAGGACCTCGTCCTGATTCACCGGCACGCCTTCCACCCGGATGTTCCCGAATGCGTCAAAGTCCCACAGATGCTGGGGAATGTGGACGCCGTTGGTGACGTGGCCGGCCGCGTTGCGTGCCACGGCCAGGCAGGACCAGCGGTACCAAAACAGGTCCATGAATATCTGCACGTTCCGGTGCGCCGGGGACAGCGGGCCCTCGGTCCAGTCCAGCCAGCGGGTGTCCTCGGATTCGACCGAGGCGGTCAGCGTCATTTGGGAGATAGCGGCGGTGTAGAGGTCCACGGCACGGGACACGGCCGGCACGGAGAGCGCCTGACCCACGGACACCGGACCGTCCAGTCCGATGGTGTCCGCGCCGTAGATCGCGGCGAGGCCGGCAGAGGAATCCGGGGACCGGAGCGCGGAGCCCTGTGCGACAGTCTGGACCAGCCCGGAACGCTCCGGCCCGGTCAGCATGTCAGCAATTCGGCTTACGAGTCCCAAGCGTGCATCCTCCGGTGGTCGTTCATTGTGCGTTCCGGGGAAGATCACACCACGGAAACGGCCACCGGGTCCCCGCTTTTGCGGGGCCCGGTGGCCGTGAGTTGAACTAGTGGAGTCTTTGGCGGGCCGTGTCGGTCCGTGCCGGTCAGCCGATCACGGCCGCGGCGCGGACATGGCGTTTCTTTTCCCGCCGGCCCAGCGACATGCCGAACCCGATGGACAGGCCCACGATGCCGGAGACGTCCACGGATGCGTTCTTGCGCCCGAACAGCCGGGACTCCCCGGAGTAGCGCCACGTCACGTTTTCGGCGGCGTTGGTCATGGACGCGGACGCGGCGATATGCGCGGTCCGGTTCGCCAGGGCGTTGTTGAGCATGGCCGCGCCGGCCGCTACCTCCTTCATGGACACCGGACGGAGCGCCGCCGGCTTGAACGTCGGGACCCGCTGGAGGGCCAGGGCCACCGCGGAGTTCGCGCCGATAGCGTCATAGTAGAACCGCACCCGCGGGTGCGCTTTCTGCGCCCGGGTCAGTTCCCCGGTGAGCCAGTCCGTGCCCGGCCTAAAGTCCATGATCTGCCCGTGCGGTTCGCCGTCCGCGTCCACCCACGTGGCCACCAGCGAGGCATACAGGGAATGGATATGGCACTCAAAGGTCAGGTCAAAGTCCTGCCCGTCGAACGGGACCGGGTCCACCTGGGCGTCCGCCCATTCCTCGGTATTGATCGCGGACGTGGCCGTGTCCGCCGGCCAGACACACAGGTATTCCCGGGCGAACTGCGCCGGGCCCAGCTTCTCCAGGTTCCTTTGCACCTTGGCAAGTTCGGTCAGCCCGCACGCCAGCCCGGGGTGTGTGACCCACCAGACCGCCTCGTCCAGGACGTCGTCGGATTCCAGCGCGCAAAAGTCAACGATTCCGTAGGCCTTCGGGTCTTTGCGGCCGCGGGCCAGGGCGTCCCAAAACACGCCGGCCCGGACCAGCCCCGGGGTGCCGGAGATGATGATCTGGCCCAGCGGGCGGGTGTCCATCAGCGGGAACGCGCCCGCTACCAGATCCTCTGATTTCTCAGGATCCAGTTCGCCGGCCTCGTCGAACCACATGCAGTCCGCGGCCTCGCCACGGAACGCGCCCGATTCCGGCTTGACTACCCACCACTTGGAGCCGTTGAACCACTCGATATACTCCCGGCCCTGGGAGCGGTAGACCTGCTTAATGCCCCAGTCGGCCCACTCCAGCCCTTCCCGGCGTAGCTGGGCCTCCATCAGGCGCACCATGTTCATGAAGAACTGGGAGGCGCGGGTGCCGTCCTGGGCGGTGGACACCGCACGGTAGCCGGGGATGGACTCACACCGGCCCAGAATCACCATTTGCACGGTGGTCGTTTTGGTCGAACGCCGCGGAATCTCCACCGTGGCTTCCTCATAGAGCGGCCGGAACAGACCCGTGACCGAGTCACAGCGGGTGGACTTCGCCTCCAGCATGGCCGCGATATGCACACCCTGCGGCGTCAGCGGCAGACCCATCCGGGACGCGCCCAGGGACGCCGCGGAAATGTCCGTCCCGTGCGGGATCGGGGAGAGCCAGCGGGGCGAGGCGTCAAAGGTCAGGCCGGCGTCACGGTAGACCCGGTCCACCGCTTCCGCTATCGCGGCCTCATAATCCGCCGGCAGCGTTGCCAGGGTCACGCCGTCACCAGCCGCGGCGCCAGCGGTTCACGCTTACGCGCCTCCAGCAGCGGTCCCCACTGGTCCGCCATGGCCTGGGCGAGGCCCGGGAACGTGCGGGAACGTTCCTTCCACCGGGTGGGCGAGGGCGGGAGGCGGTGGACCCGCTCAAAGACTTTGGGCTCCAGCGTGCGGCCGTAGGCCTCCACCTCGGCGGCGTCCGCGTGCGGGACCAGCGGCGGCAGATTCTTAAGCCTGAGGCCCGTTTTCTTGGACTCCGGGGTGCCGAACTGGTAGGGCTGGACAAACTGGGTAGCGGCCCCGCCCACGAGCTTGACAGCGTGGCCGGTCATGACCGGGTTTTCCAGGCAGATATGCGGGACGTCGGCGTTCCACAGCAGGTTGAAAAACGCGGCACCCTCCGCCATTTCGGTCCAGCGTTCTTCATTCCGCTGGTAGCCCAGGGCGATATTCTCCGCTTTGGTCTTGCCGGTGTACAGGTGCCGGTTCGCGGCGTTGGTCAGCGCGGTGCATGGCGGGTGGCCCACGAGCAGGTCCCAGGGTTCGGAGAGCAGGTCCCGGACGTCGCCCTGGTAGTGGAACAGGGACGGCCGTTCCGACTCAAGCAGGTCACAGGACCACGCCTCCCAGCCGCGGGCGGCGAACGCGTCACGGACCATACCGGAATATTCACAGGCAACTAGAACACGCAATGGTTTCTCTTTCGTTCAGGGGGTGAGGTAGGGGGGGAACTGCACGCACAAAGGACGCGGACGGGGACCGTGGGCTGTCACGGCCCCGGCAAAAACTCCGGCGGGACGGGCGGCTCTTGCGAACTCCGTAACATATGGGCCTAGCCGTTGCTGGCACTCACTGCATCCCACGATGTGCTTGCACGCCTCCAGCGTTGGAGTGTCGGCGCCGGAGGGGTGTCGGTCCTCCGGCGGTGGGCAGCAGGAGCAGGCCGGCGGGTTGTCCCGCGTCCCGCCCATTATGAGATCCGCCAAGCGTCGTCGTTCTGCCCTATCTGTTACCACCATTTGACTGTCCGTTCTCTGTGTGAGTTGTTCACTTGTTTGTGGCCGTTGGTCATGCGGGCGCCGATCTTCCCGCCGGCTGAGGTGTTGCATTTGGCGTGGGCCGGGCCGAGGTTGCCGGCGTCGGCCTTGCCTCCGAATGCGTCTTCCAGGATGTGGTCCGCGTGCCAGTCCATGTCCGCGGTGACTATCCGCCCGCACCGGGTACAGGGTGCGGGGAGGGTTGGCGCCACTATGGCCCGGGCCTTGCGGGAGTCGTTGCCTCCCCAGCGGCGAGCTTTGCCACCTTGTGGGCGTTCGGGGACGTCTACGTGGAAGAGTTCCCCTTGCATCATGTCCGGGACGTTCCTAGGGCGTGCCACGCCTTCCATGCGGCCCGTTCGGTGATCCCGGCCGCGGATTGCTGGACTATGGCGTCCTGGAGCGCCCGACGGGCTTTGTCGGCGTCTTTGCCGGGGACCGCGGCCCGCCACTTGTTCCGGCGCCGGACCACCATGGAGTCATAGGCATCTTTGACCCGTTCGGATTCCTGCCACCGTGCCCGGGCCACGTCGAGCGCGGATATGGTCGGCGTGCTCATTTCCCGGCCTCCAGCCGGTCCATGCGGAACGTGTGCCGGAGCCGTGCGGCCATGAACGCCATGAGGGTGATGGGTAGCAGGATCATGACCGGCCCGCCATGACGTCGGCGGCGAGGCGGGCCCATGCGGCGTCATTCTTGTGCCGGCGGGCCGCGGCCCGGGCCAGGGCGTCCCCGTCCACCGGGACGGCGTAGTCCTGATAGTGGCCGGCCGCGTGCTGGAGGTCCCATGCGTTCATATTCCAGAGGATGCCCATGCCGTAGACGGGATACAGAGGCTTGACCCCTTCATGGTCAAGAGCTTCTTTTTTCTTTGCCCGGTAGGTGTAGTCGGTGACGGTCATTTGGTTCCCCCGATAGGTGCGGTGATGGTCAGGCCCTTGAGGGCGAGGCGGGCGCGGGAGGCTTCCCGGAGAGCCCGGACGGCGTCAAAGTCAATGGCCGTGGAGTTATCCACAGGGGCCGGCGCCGCTGGTGAGGTACTTACGGAACTGATTTCTCTGGGTGGTTCTATTGGATGGTTCTTAGTAGTGCTGTTTTCAGCACTAGGGGTAGTGACGTTTTCAGCACTAGGGGTAGTGCTGTTTTCAGCACTAGTGACGTTTTCAGCACTAGGCGGCACGGTGGTGTTTGCGATAGCTTCAAGCTCTGCGAGGTAGCGTTCCCGGGCGGCTTTGGCCCGCTCCACCCGGACGGGGTCCTTGGCGTGGGCCGGGTCGAACTGGCCCTTGTAGCTGCGGCCCAGGTGTTCGCCGTCGATCCGGTGGTTCTTGGTCCGGTCGCACTCCGGCGGGCACTCCAGGGCCAGCTCATAGCGGTTCGGGCGGAGGTGCGCGGGCGTCTTGTGCGTCCCGCCGTCCTTCTCGTGGATGATGATTTCCCCGAGGGCGCCCAGCGTGTTCAGGGCCTCCATGACCCGGCGCGGGTGGACGTTGCAGTATTTGGCGAGCGTTGCCACCTTGGGGAACGCGCCGCCGTCGCCGTCATGGTTCGCTATGCCGACCAGGACCAGTTTGGTGGTGCCGCGGGCCTTTGAGTGGTGCAGGACAATGGCGAGGGATTCGACGCTCACTAGCCGGCCACCCGGATAAACAGCCCGTCCAGGTCCTCGGCCCGGAACCGGAGCCGGCCACCTTCCGCGGTCCGGTAGGCCGGCAGCTTGCCGGCGGCAACGTAGCGCTCCAGGGTCCTGATGCTGTAGCCGGTGCGGGTCTTTGCCTCGTGGATGGTAAGCCAGGTCATGCGGCGGCGCCCAGGGCCTCGATAGCGGCCCGGTCGAACACGAGCGCACCATTGGGACCGTCAAGCTGGGCGAGGACCGGGAGGGTGCCGGCCTTGACCCGGCGGGACACGGTGCCGCGGTTGATGCCCAGGAGGTCACAGACCGCCCGGGCGCCGATGATGTTAGAGCGCCATACTATTTGCGGTGATTCGGCGTTTGCCGGTTGCTTCGTCATGCAATGAGTGTCGTACATTGTCCGAGGAATTGCAACCGTGTAACTACCCCGGGCGCGTCGTGTGTCGCGTCCCGGCAGGTAGTCCGGCGCGGAAAAACAGGTACCGTCACTAATTCATTAGTCCGCGTCGATCATTGCGCGAGACTCTTACATGGTGCAATGCTTGGTGCATGGAGAGCAGAGAACTTGACTTTGATCTAGCGGACCGGATGCGGAAAGCGCTGCGGGTGTCCGGGGTGTCCGTGCAGGAAATGGCCGATTACTTGGGGGTGACGCGGGGCACCGTGTCAACGTGGATCAACGGCCATATCCACCCTTCCACCCAGACCATGCGGCTCTGGGCGGCACGGTGCGACGTGCCCTACCAGTGGCTTACCGGGTGCCCGGAGGATGCCAACACGGGCGCCATTCAGTTAGCCTGGGCGTCGTAGCGCCGGTAGGGTGGTTCCCGGTGAGGTACCGATAGCGCGTGAGGTTTAGGCCGAATGTGCAGGACCCCCGCACGGTGTGAAACGTGCGGGGGTCCTTTTCTTAGCCGAGGAACCGGGAGGCGTTGAACAGTACGCCGCCGATTGCGGCGAGGGCGCCCAGGGCGGCGCCGATCACGGCCCGGACCAGCCACTTGTTCCCGTCCTCCAGGTCTTTGATGGCCTGATTCTGGATGCTTTCCCGGCCAGCCCGTGCGGCCTCCAGCCGGTTGACGTCGTCCCAGGTGGGCCGCTTCTCCAGGCTGGCACTGATGCCGGTGAGGGTCTGGCCCTGCGCCAGCATGAGCCGGTAGACCTCTCCTAACGTCACTTCGGTTACGGTCATGGGGTCAATCGGCGGCATGGTCCCCCGTCCCGGCGGGTTTGACCAGCAGACCACCGGCCACGGTCAGCAGCAGCGCGAGGGCGCCGGCCACCGGGTCCGGGACCTGGAGCCCGAACAGGGACGCCACGTACACAATGACAATCGCGGCGGCGGTGCCGGCCGCGGATCCGGCGGTGACCGGACCCACCGTGCGGGCGGTCACTTGCCCTCCCGGATCAGTGCGGCGGCACGCTGGGCAATGTCCTCGGCCTGATTGACGTTGACCCGGAGTTTCTTATCGAGCAGCGGCCCGATGCCCGCCAGGACCAGCACGGCGGCACGCTTGGCAATGTCCTCGGCCTGGTCCTTGTTGATGAAATCCGTCTCGGCCATGAATTTTCCCTCTGCTTTCGGTGTGGTGGTTCCCTGTGCGGCGAGGGCGCTGTATTGGACTACGGGGGTCCCGGCGATATCCTCGGTCCAGCCCCGGTAGGTCAGGGGCAGGCCGGCGCCGGCGTAGCGGGCCTCGAGGTCGGCCAGGTCGGGGTGGTGCACGGGGGTCAGTGCTACCGGGTCCGTGGTGGAGTACACGGACCCGTCCGGTGCCCGGAGGACGATGTGACCTTCGGGGACGCCGGCCACGGCGTAATGCACCGGGACCCACGCGGCCGGGAAGTCCCGGCCATGATGCTGGGCGGGGGAGGCGTCCCATGCCTCGGTGGCGGACCCGTACCGGGCCGGCTGGTCGAACGCCTTGCGGACGTATTCGAGGCACCAGCCGGGCCGGCATGGAATGGACGGGGTGGGCGTGATGGCCTGGACGTAGCCCATCAGAGGTTGTATTTCTTCTTGAGCGCGGCGGTCAGCGTCTGCCGGTCCGCCGGGTTCAGCGCCGAGGGGTAAATGGCGACGTCACGGACCCCGCCGGTGGCGTAGGCGGTGCCGCCGATGCTGAACATGCGGAGGTTGGTGGGCTGGTTCGTGCCGGCGTTGCCCGCGTACTCCACCCCGTCCACGCTGAACACCGAGCTGGCCCCGTCGAACACGGCAATGAACACATGCCAGGCGCTGTCCAGGGCCGGGCCGAGGATGGTGGTGCCGGCGTTCATGTAGAACTTCGTGGTGCTGACGCCGATGTTCCAGTTGGCCCCGTTGGCGCCGAAAAACGCCGTGTTGCCGCCGAGGATTTTAGCGACCAGAACCACCGTTTTGGCCCCGGTCGTCGTGAAGGGCGGCATGACCAGTTGACTTGTCGCCGTGTTGGCTACGTGTTTAAACCCTCCCTCGGTGACCACGGACGGCTGGAGCGCCGGATCGGTTTGGATAAAGGCTCCCCACGGCCCCGCGACAGCGTTGGGCAGGCTGGCGACCGGTGCGCCGAGCGTCAGCGGCTCCGCGTTCCACCGGTTCGCGTACCCGGCAACAGGCAGCGACTCCACCGCCGGGACCACCGGGTATTTGGGGGATTTCAGGGCAGTCGGGGACTTCATGATAAGGGTCATGCGTTGACCAGCTTTCGGGCGATGAGTTGGGCGTAGAGCTGATCGGCCACCTTGGCGTGGGCTTCCACGCCAAAGTGGGTATTGTCCGGCAGCATGATGGACGGCGGCAGGGTGTCCCCGGCCATGGCGGCGAGGTCCGCCGCGGTCGGCGTGAACCCGATGTCATAGATGCACTTGTTCACCAGGTAGCCGCGGAGATCCCAAAAGTAGTTCGGGTAGATGCGCTGGAGCTCCGCGTTGATGCCCGTCACCCGCTGGTATTCGGGCGTCCCGCGGACATAGGACACGTCGGTCAGTCCCCCGAGGATCAGCGTTTTCTTAATCACCGGGGACTGCGCTTCGACCATGGCAACCGTCGCGGACACCGCCCGGTCGATGGAGTTTGAGAGCGGCACGGACCCATCATTTAGCCGTACGTCGTCGGCAATGTCGTTCCGGCCGGAGAGGATGATCTGCACGGCCCCGGCGTAGAGCGCGTAGTCGTCACTGATAAATTCGGCCGGGCCGGTGGTGACCGCCGTTCCCGTCGTGGTGCGGGTGAAGGTCAGGGTGTAGGGGTCCGTGCGGGCGAGCGTCCCGGGCACGCCGGCGACCGTGCCGGCGACGCTGAACGTGCCCAGGTTGCGGTAGGCAATCGCGTCGGTGGTGGTCACGGTCACGGCCCCGGACGCGGGGATGGAGCCGCCGGCAAAGGCCAGCCGCGGACGGATCGCGCCGGCCCGGACCGCAACCTGGTCGGTGGTGTTGCCGCCGGCGCCGCGGTTGACGACGGTAGCGGCCGGGAACTTGGTTCCCAGGATGGACATGAACCGGGTGCTGGGGACGGCGCCGCCGAGCATGTGGGAATCTCCATAGCCCACGATCAGCGCCGGATCGGCCCGGAGCTTACGCGGCCCGGTGTAGGTACTGATCATGAAGTTACGTTCCGGCGGCAGCGTTTTTTCCGCGCCGGCGGCGGTTTGCTGGGTGAGGAAACTAAGCGCCTCCGCCGTCGGTCCGCCGTCCGTGTCGTTGACCTGGAGCCAGGTCGGCGCACCACCCGCGGTCAGGGCGAACGCCACACCCGGCAGGTCCCAGGACGGGACCAGCCCGTCCAGCTTGTCCAGGCGCCCGTCCTGCACGGTGTTTTTGGCCTCCACCGAGTCCAGGCGCCCGTCCTGCGCGGTGTTCTTTGTTTCGGTGGCGCCGAGGCGCCCGTCCTGCGTTGAGGCATTCCAGTTCGTGGCCGAGTAGGTAGCGCCCGCCGTGAAAGTGGCCTTAGCAGATACCACGTCGCCGTTCGGCGCAACGATGCGCTGGCCGGCCGTGTAGGGGGTATTCGGCTTCCACGCCAGCGGGGCGTATCCCTTGGAGTCCGTGTATTCCTTTGCGGCGGTGAGGCCGGCGGCGTCGGCAGCGGCCCACGCGGTGCGGTTCGCGGTGTCCTTACCGTCCGCGTACGTCTTGGCGTCGGCGAGGCCGGCGGCGTCGGCAGCGGCCCACGCGGTGCGGTTCGCGGTGTCCTTACCGTCCGCGTACGTCTTGGCGGAGGCGAGGTCGGCGGCGTCGGCAGCGGTGAGGTCCGCGGCGACTCCGGCGAGGTCGGCGTCAATTTGGCCGGCCAGGATATTGACCCGGTAGGGCACGTCGGCGGGGGACGCGGCCGAGAGTTCATCCCAGCCATATTCGGGCGTGATTCCCATTGCTTATTCTCCGATTTTCATAGGCACGTTAATGGCCTGACGGGTGGTGACGTTCATGGTGCCGGCCAGCGGTGCGAACGTGACCGCCCGGACCATGACGGTTTCCGGCGGGCCGGTGGATAGCTGGACGGTAATGGTATTCGAGGGCCGGAGCCAGTACGCGGCGTGGGCTTCGATCAGCAGGGACCGGCCGCGGGTGGCGAGGTTCGCCAGCCGCGCCGCGGCGGCCTTATTCGCGGCGGCCTGGGTGATGGGGCCGGTCCGTTCGACCGCGTCCCCCATCCGGCCGGCCGCCTCCGGGGCGTAGGGTCCGCCGCTGATCCGGGCGTAGCCGTGGAGCAGGTGGTCCGTGGTCCCGGCCTTCCACCGGTATTTGATCACGCACGAGTTGGCGAACCCGTCCCGGGAGAGCAGGGAATCAGAGTCAAAGATGGTCCCGCCCGGGCCGGTGGTCAGGGTGTGGGCGATTACCCCGGTGCTGGTCGGGCTCCGGGTGATGATCCATTTATTTCCGTCCGCGTAGACCCATGCGCCGGTCCGGGACGCGGCCTCTTCGATCAGGGACCAGAGATCCATGCCGGCTTCCACCGGCAGGTCCGCCAGGTCCGCGGCGCCGAACCCGAGGCCCACCACGGAATCTATTTCCGGTGTTTCCGGGTACATGCCATAGGTGGTGGCCCAGGTGACAAACTCGGTCAGGCCGGCCCGGTCCGGGACCCACGCGGTCCAGGGGTCCAGCCGGGCGCCCTGGGTGATCGCCTCCCCGGACGCCGCCGTGAGCGTCATGGTGTTGTCCGGGCGCTTCACGGGACGGGTCAACAGGTACAGGTCAGCGAGGCGCTGCACGTCGGTGGTCCCGTCCGGGTAGGTGTAGCCGGCGTCGATCAGGAGCTTTACCCGTTTTTTCGGGTCCAGCATCTCAAAGAGTTCCTCGTCATAGCCGGCCGGGACCACCATGTCAGCCTGGATTTGCGGGGCCCAGTCCTCGGCGAACGTGACCCGGAGGTCCTCCAGGTCCAGGACCCGGGGGGCGTAGGGGACCAGCACGGCGGTGACGGTCGCATGATGCCAGAGGGATTCATTCAGCCATGCCGGCGCGGCCGGGGAATAGAGCCCGGACGTGAACCCGGTCACGACGGGCCCGGTTCGTTGAGCAGCAGCGCATTAAAGGACGGGTACGCGGCGGCGACTTCGGCGAACGTCTGCCCGGTCCCGGCGAGGTCGGCGAATGTCCAGGCGCCCAGGACGGGCCCGGACGGGTAGGTCAGTTCCACATAGGACACGGTCAGTTCCCACTTGCCCGAGTTCGGGACCGCGACGGATTCGATGGCGTGGAAATACATGTCCAGGCCGGCGTGTTCGGCCTGCCGGAACATTACCGTGGCACCCTGGGCAAGCACCGAT